CACAAAGAGGTGATTTTTTTATATTTCCTGCAAAATTATTACATTGGGTTTTTCCATATAAATCTAAATTTACAAGAATTTCAATAGCGGCAAATTATGATTTTTAAAAAAACTAAAACAATATATTAAGGAGGAATAATGAAAGTAAAAAAAGAAATATCAGGGTATTACTATGACGGTAAAAAGTCATGGATATTATACAAAGATGAATATGGTAACGAAACAATGGAGGAATGGAAAGATGAAAAACAAACTTAGAACGGTTTTAAAAAAGAGATACGAAGCAGATATTGCAGATGCTAAGTATAAAATAGAATGTTACAGTGAGCATGAGCTAGTAATACCGGAACATCCTGATATTACAGCTGAAGTTGACAAATTATTACAAAAAATGTCAGAAGCTCACGACAAGTTGGCGGTAATGAGTTTACATTATGGCGAAAATGAGGCAGAAAAACAAGTATTATAAGTCATGAATACTGACCTATTTCTAGGATTATCATGTAGATTATCCAGGACTCTCTGGTATCGCAGGGGTGTCGGCAGGGTATCGGGGGGGTGTCGAATTCGACACCTAGATTAGAATGATTCTAAAAAAATGCGACATAAGTGTACATTTTGCCTTATTTCTGCCACTATTTTCGACACTTGCGACACCCTTGCGATACCCTTGCGAGGGGGGGGGTGTCGAAAAATTAGCCTTATGTACCAACGCTTATAGGTCATTTTGGGCATTTGCGATACCTTTTCACTTTTTTTTTATTTTAGCGCAAGAAAAAAATAAATTGTTATTTAGGTGTCGAAAGAGTAAAAAAGTTTATGCCTAGGAAAAGAAGAAAAGCTGTTGCCTCAATAACTCCCGACATACCTTATCCAAAAGTCCGGGTGGAGTGGATCGATTGTGTGAGCGATTCGGGCTGGGCTACTGATAAAGAATTTGACAAAATGAAGTTAGCAAGACCTGTCAATGAGGGTTGGTTATATTCTAAAGATAAAAAATCAATTAAATTATTTGCTTCTTACGATAGAGAAGATGATGGTAGTTTTACTTTTGGGGATCGGACGATGATTCCTCGTGATTGGGTAAAGAAGATTCAGAAGCTATAGGTGTCGGAGTTACATCAATTATCTGTGCGTAGTCGTCTAAAATCTGTTTCATTTTTGCTTCTAGCTCTTGCTCTGATAGGTCCTCTAGTTTTCCTGTTTTTATTATTTTCCTATCTATGTATAGTCCTGCTGCTTTTCCTCTGTTTGCTTCCGCGTTCACTGCAGAAGAAAATGATCCTTTTTTTAAGGCAGCTTCACGTAGTCTAGCAAGTTCAGCGACATGGCCTTCATAAGTTACTTCATGTTTTCGAAGTCTTTCTTCTTTTAATTCACCTATATATTTTACAACAAGTGGAGAATACTTTGGGTTGGTTAGTTCTGATCCTTCTCGCATTGCCCTATCTTTGCTATACCCAGCAGCAATAGCTGCCTCACGCTTAGTCATAGGACCATCAGGTCCTCCGAATACTAAAAACTCAGCAAATCTTTGTTGCATTTCTGTTAATCTTTTTGGCACTCCCATATTGACAATTTAAGGGAACTATCCTATATTGTCAAGTGATGAAAGATGATCGAGGAGATTTAGATTTAGAAAAACAAATTAGTAATTTAAAAAATACTATTAAATTTTATCAACAGCTTTTGAGAGATGCTCAAAAGCAAATCTATTTCTGGAAAAAATTTTGGTATGAAAGTCAGAGCAAAGAAAACTTATTGCAAGGTTATAAAAAAGTGATAGAGAATTTATCTAACAAGTTAAATCGAAAAGATTAATGAGAGTGCAAGACTTGCAGCTATTTCTAAGTCAGTTTACGAAAGGTTCTGATGCTATTAAGAATGCAGTTATCTACGTAGAGAAAGATGGAAAGCTACACGCGATTAGAAGAATGGAAGTGCATGAAAATACAGTTCCAATCATAGGTCAGCCAGGTCGACAAGCACACCGATTAGTTTTAAAAACTGAAAAACCTTCTCGTCTTATCTTGCCAGAAAAACTTCAAAGAGACTACTAAGTTCCCTTGAAACCAGAACAAAAATTATATGCAAAAGTTAAAAAATTTATACCTAAAATATCGTGGATCAGACTTGAGAATCTTAGTTTATCCGGTACTCCTGATCTATTGGGCTGCAATACTTCTGGCCACTTTTTCACAGTAGAATTAAAGGTATGCAAAGGGAATAAAATTAGATTCTCACCACACCAAATTGCCTTTCATAAACGTCATCCTAAAAACTCATTTATCTTAGCAGAGCACCTTGGTTCAAGTACCGTGAAACTTTTTCCAGGATCAGGAATCTTGGCGCTTGAAGCTTGTGGCTTGAAGCTTGAGCCTCTATGCTTGGGGCTTGACGCTTGCGGCTTGTGGTTCGAGGAGCTTGGTGCTTGAAGCTTGTTGCTTGGTGCTTGAAGCTTGGGGCTTTGAGCTAGGGGTCGCCTCTCGATCACAGGGCTGGACCTCACCTAGCTGTTGGCCCGGACCAGATGCACGCCTCGCCGAAGCCGTCGCAACCCTGGGGCTAATGATCTGATCCGATTTATTACGCTTGCGTAATTCTTTATAATATTTTGGGTGTTTAAACATGTCAATGAGCCCAATAAGAAATATTTTTTATTTCAGGATTCCAACACGCTCGACAATCTTTACATTCATTGTTTTGTTTTGGGGCTGGGCAAGCTTGAGACGTTGCACCAAACCAGGGTTGGTCCTTAGTTATAACACTTGAAGAGTTAGGCCAAGACTCAGGCGCCCGCTGGTCTACCATGGGCGCACTAAATCGTATGACTAAATTGTTTGGCTTATCCTGAAGGTGGGCTTTGATCCATGCTTCACGGGTCGGCATCCAATGTTTTTTTGTAGGTGTTAATCTACAGACTTCATAAATTTTTTGTAAGTGATCTAAGTCCTGAACGTCGCCGCTGTCATGCCATCTAAACACGTCGGGCTTCTTGCTGTTAATTAAGTGAGTCATTGCCTGAACCCAGTCCGAGCTCTTGATGGCTTCTAATCTCCGATATTGTGCATCTTGCACAACCTTGAAGACGTAACAACCTTTGAGCGCATAACAATCATAACAGACAGAGCCTGGGACCTTCTGTAGTTTGCCTCCGGTCTTGCATTCCTTCGCTGGTAAACCTATTGACCATCCAGGCATCTTTGACGGTTTACTTAGGCCGCCTACTATTTTCCATGCTTCACTTGTTTTCATAATTCCTACTTTCTATTTCCTTTATAATCCTATAATTCTTTTTTGTCAACTGTAACGCTTGACGCTTGCAGCTTGACGCTTGACTCTTGTAGCCATTGGCCTCGAGCCAGCGCCAGTGATTTATCAAAATCACTGGGCTTTCAATTCTTCTACTCATTAATTGTCCAGACGTCGATTCCAGTTGTTGCTTTGTGAAGCGCTGTCAAATACTCAGACTGAGACAGTCCCAGCTCTTCCATCAGGAAGTGCATCTTATCGCCTTGCAGGCCGAACCGTGGATCCTTTAGGTACTCAACCGCTTTTTCCAGGATCACGTAACGCTTTTCACCACCTGGCTGGTATTCTTTTTTCATTGTTTTTTTAGTCATATATTTCTCCTTTATAAATGCAATATAATCCTTGACTATCCTATTGTCAAGTGTATATTAAAAATAATTTAAAAAAGGAGAAATAAATATGACTACAAAAAGACAAACACTAAACTCTGAAAAAAGAAAAGTTATTGCAGATGTTTTTCAAAATCATTTTGAAGATAATTCAAAATATAAGAAACAACATCAAGATGCAATAACAAATTATAATCTAATGAGAGAACAGGCAAAAGTTAAAATGAATGACCTTGTTAGATTTCATCAACCACAAGAAGATGTAGACACAATTAGAAAAATGATTGCAAAATATAATGATAGTGGTGGGGATTTACATCATGATAATTGTTTTTATGTTCAATCTAATAAACCTCGTATGGACAAAGATTACAATGGCAATCCCATTGAAAAATATGATGAGGTGCAAGTTAAATTTGATGCTGATTGTGATTTCTTAACTTCTTATTATCGTAATGAAATAAATGCAAAAGGACTTGATGCAGATTATGATGTTAGGGTTGACCATAGTGGTAAAGACAAAAGTCCGACTTATTACAAATCTGAAACCAATGTTAGAAATTATTTAGGTTATGGTTCTCGTAATGATGCAACTAATCATTTATATCACAAAGATGAATGGGAAAATGACTTTAAGATTTGGGTTATTGGAACATCATATTGTCATAGTAGACAATTCCAAACTAAAGATTATGCGTGGTTTAATAAATTTAAGGTAGCGCAGGAAAATGTAATCATGGCACACAAAAATCTATTTGCCAATGTTGAAAGAAAAATGGAAAAACTACGAATGGGTTTAAAGTCTTATAGATACTTCGATCAAGCCAAAGAGTTAGCTGATAAATTAGGTGTTGTACTAAATGAAAGTGTATTGAATGAAAGTAGTTCAATGGCATTATCAATCTATAGTCCAACTAATCTAGCTGATCTTTTAACAGATGAGGTTGAACAAACTAGAGAGGAAAAAATAGCAATAGCTAAACAACTATTGCGAGAACAACAACAACAAGAAGAATATGCTTATAAAGATATAAATTAAGCTATTGACAAATTAGGGAGTTTCCTATAAACTCCCTAATCAGAAAGAGAGAAATAAATATGACTAAAACATTTTACATAACTTACTGGGCAAGTAAGCATAAGAAGCACATAACAAGAAAAGGAAAGCATGACGAAAAATCTAGATATGGAACATCTAAACAAGGTGTCCCTTATTATGTTTACTATGATTTAGATAGTCATGGTTATAGAACGGCAACAACAAGTTGGAAAGTGAGGCATTAATGGACTATCAATGGTGCCATGGTCCGAGTTGCCATACAAATAAAACACAGGATAGAATAAGAGGTGTCAAAGGCTCAAAGGTTTTAAGGACCAGAAAAGTTCAACAGAATGTATGGAATAAAAATTCTTTTTATAGATATTTTTGTTCTAATGGTTGCTACAATGATTTTGCGAATAAACATGCTCAGCAGATAGTTGCAATAGCGCCAAGGACCGAGCCTCTTGAAACACCAATCGAGGACCCTGTAAAAACACAGAACCAATATGGTTGGAGTAGAACAGAAATAAAAGAAGTAGTTGACAATGCTTGACTTATCCTATATTATCCAAGATATGACAGATACAATAACTAGGACTAATCCTTACAGTGGTGTTAGTGTAGAACTAACAATGGAAGAGGCAGCAAGATACGACCAAATAAAACAAGATGAGGTCAACGAGAACTATGGCAGAATGCAAAGCGGTTTGACATGGTTTCAAAAGAATAACGTTGATGCTTATTATAAGTTACTAGATTAACTCTCTTACCCCTGGCCCTAACGGGCCAGGGGTCCCGAACCTAATTCCTTTTTTACTTATCTAAAAAAAACCGATGCACACATATACAAAAAGGGGTCCCACTACTCTAGGTTGTATAGCTTGATTTAGACAGTTATACCTGGTAAAAACATATTGAACACTTTAAGGTGCAAAAAAAATTTTTTAAAAATTTTTATGGAATTGAATAATATAGATATAAGTAAACTACCTGCAGACGTCCGTAGGAAATATAAACAGCTGCAAGTAATGCACGCTGAAAAAAAAATACAAAACAAAGCTAAAGATGACTTTTTGTCTTTTGTAAAATGTATGTGGCCCGATTTTATTGAAGGCTCTCATCACAGACACATAGCAGATAAATTTAATAAATTAGCTACAGGCGAAATAAATCGTTTAATAGTTAATATGCCACCAAGACACACGAAATCTGAGTTTGCATCTTATTTGTTACCAGCATGGATGGTGGGCCGTGATCCAAAATTAAAGATCATTCAAGCAACGCACACCGGAGAACTCGCCGTAAGGTTTGGTCGTAAAGCAAAGAACCTAATTGATAGTGAAGATTATTCTAAAATTTTTAAAACAACTCTACAAGAAGACTCAAAGGCAGCAGGACGTTGGGAGACAGCACAAGGCGGTGAATACTTTGCAGCTGGTGTAGGTGGAGCAATCACAGGTCGTGGCGCAGATTTATTAATCATTGACGATCCACATAGTGAACAAGATGCAATGAGTCCTACAGCGTTAGAGTCTGCTTACGAATGGTATACATCAGGTCCTCGTCAGCGTTTACAACCTGGTGGTAAAATTATTTTAGTTATGACTAGATGGAGTAATAAAGATCTAACAGGAAAACTAATACAGAATCAAAAAGAACCAAAAGCTGATCAGTGGCACGTGGTCGAATTTCCAGCAATCATGGACCATGGATCAAAGGACCAAAAACCTGTGTGGCCAGAGTATTGGAAGTTAGATGAGCTTGAGAAGGTACAAGCAACACTGCCCACGGGCAAATGGAATGCACAGTGGATGCAAAATCCAACCGCAGAAGAAGGAGCTATATTAAAACGTGAGTGGTGGAGAACATATACCGGTGAAGATATTCCACAACTACATCACGTCATACAATCTTATGATACTGCATTTTTAAAAAAGGAGACAGCAGATTACAGTGCTATCACCACTTGGGGTATTTTTTATCCTGATGAAGACTCCGGTGCTAATTTAATATTACTCGATGCAATCAAAGGACGGTATGAGTTTCCAGAACTAAGAAGACTTGCTTTAGATCAATATAAGTATTGGATGCCAGAATCGGTTATTGTTGAGGCTAAAGCTAGTGGTTTACCACTAACCTATGAGTTAAGAAACATGGATATACCGGTTGTAAACTTCACACCGTCAAAAGGAAATGATAAGCATGCACGTGTAAATGCGGTTGCACCTTTGTTCGAATCTGGTATGATATGGGCGCCTGAGCAGAAATTTGCAGACGACGTCATTGAAGAATGCGCTGCGTTTCCTTATGGTGATCATGATGACTTGGTCGATTCAACAACACAAGCCATCATGCGATTCAGACAGGGCGGTCTGATCGGACACCCTGAAGATTATATCGACGAAAAAGTCGAGCAACGTAAAAGGAAATATTATTAATGGCATCAACAATAGTCAGAAACTTTATAGCAAAAGCCCTTTTTAAAAAAAAGGGAGCGATCGCTAATAACAAAGCTGTAGAGTTTTCTTCAAATGCTTTAGAGCAAAGATTAAGAAGAGCAGGTATTGATCCAAATGCCATTCAAAATGAGAATCAATTAAATCAGATATTGGCTGCTGTTAAACAAGCTGAAGACCAAGCGTTTAGTCAAAGGTTTGGCGATATATTAGCGGGTAGCAGGTTTGATAAACAAGCTGATGTACTAGATATGACTGGTAAAAAAATAGACCCACGATCCAAAATCATGGGAGGCAAGCAAGCAGAGACAGAAGCAGAGATACTAGCTAGAATAGAAAAAGAAAACCAAGAAGCTGTTGAAAGAATAAGACAAAAAAGAGATATAGAAGATCCAGAAGACATGGCAACAGGTGGACGTGCAGGGTTTAAATCTGGTACTTATGATCGTACTTCTTTTGAACATAAAATAAATGAATTAAAAGCAGCTTTTAAAAGATACAAAAAAGGTTCTTCTACTGGTGGCCGAGGAGGTAAAATGACCTTTGAACAATTTGCTCCATTATTTGCAGCAGAAAATTTTGTAACAGGCGGACGTGCAGGATATAAATTTGGTCTTGGTCCGTTATTTAATTTTTTTAATAAAAAAAGTCCATTACAGTTTAGTAAAGATTACTTAAAAAATATTAAAGATAAAACATTGAAAGCAAATGAGACAGGTAAGTTTATGGACCTACCTCTTGCAGAAGTTGGTATTCCTGCAACAACTGGAGTCTTAATAACTAATCAACTAAGAAAAAAATTAGAAGCTATGAACGAAGAGCAGAAAGAACAATTCTTAAAAGAATTTATACAAGAATTAAATGCAGATCCTTTCTATAAAGAAAATCCAGAACTTAAAGATAAAACAATTGAAGCCTATACGGAAAAAATGTTTGGTGAAAAGAGAGCAGACGGTGGACGTATTGGTTATGCAAATGGTACACCTTCGTTTGAAGAATATATGCAAGAGAGACAAGGTATGCAAAAAAAACAAAACTTTGAAAGACTATACAAAGAGTATTTAGAAGAACTACGTAGAAAAGAAGTTAGAGAACAAAAACAAATGGTAGCAGAAGGTGGTCGTATTGGTTTGAAAGCAGGTATGACGAAGCGTGCATTCCTAAAACTTATGGGAACAGGTGCTGCAGGTATTGCAGCTCTTAAATCAGGTATCTTAGGACTTGGTAAAGGAGCCGGTAAACAAGTTGCAGAAGAAGTTGTAAAAAAATCAACATCTACACCTCCACCATATTTTTTTGAACTTGCAAACACTATTAAAAAATTTGGAAAGCCAGATAAAACTACGTATGCAGATAGAATTGAAATACACAGAATGGTATCTAAAGATGGTAAGTCGGAGTTACAGTTAACAGAGGATTTATCTACTGGTAGCATGCAAATCAAAAAAATAAAACCAGAAAAGGATATGGTTAATGAAGATATTGTTTTAGAATATAGAAAAGGTGATGCTGATGTTGATCCAGAAACAGGAACAGCTTTTAAAGAAGCAGACGAATACACCGAAGGTAAAGAAATTACACAAAGAATTTATAAGGATGACTACAATGAGCCTGATTTTTATGAGGGTGAGGGCATAAAAGAAATTATAGATGAAGTCAGAGAAGCACCACCAATCAAAAAAGCAGGTGGTGGTATCGCTAGAATGTTAGGAGAATAATGAACCCGTTACAGTATGCGCAGATGATGAAGTATCTGACTCGGGCAAAGAAAGCTAAGCCAGATCTTCCTGATGTCTTTCGTGCAAGCGAAGCACCTATCCCACCGATTAAACCAGACGTTGAACAGCGAGAAGCGATCAATGCATTTATAAGACGTGAACGACAACAGAAAGCCGGTGGTGGTATGTTGGTGCAACCAGGTTTTGGTGGCACAAGGCAGGGGTATGCTGGTGATAAAAGCTTAGCACCAGGACAAAAAAAATCAACTAGTATTGGGAAAGAACCTGGAATATTTAAAATATCTACACGTGCTTCAGATAAAATAAAATATACTATTAATTATACAGATAACGAGGGTAATCGTAAAAAATTTACGTCTTCTGAAAGTTTTAAAAATATTACAGAAGCTAAAAAAGCAAGGAATAAAAAAATAAATTTTTTTGAAAAACAATTAAATATTCCTGAAGGAAAATTATTAGATGAAACTTACACTACACGTAGAAAAAATATAAGGCTTCTTCCAAAAAATAAAAAAAATTATATTACATTAACGGAGCTTCGAAATTTACTTGGTGTAAGGTCAGAAGATATGAGAGCTGTGGGTGGGTCTAAAGACACTGTTGCTGCTAAAGCATCAGCTAAACTATTAGATCAAACAAAAATTACAACTAAAGATGGAGCAAATTATTTTTTTTACAAAAAACCTACAGACCAAGAATTAAATCTTTTAAAAACATACATAGATGCTCGTCCTATTAGAAAAGATATGTTTGAAAGAATTCAGAATCTTCAAAAGGATAAATACACAGCTAAAATTGTAAAAGATGGCAAATTACCTATGAACGCAGATGGTGTTTTAGACGAAAAATTTTTAAAACATGTGTCAGACAACTACGGGACATTGGATAAATATGTTCATGGACTTGTACGATATACTCAAGCATTAGATGGACAAACCATAATTGGTTTAAATGATTCGATATTATCTGACGGTAAATTTAAAACAAATAAAAAGTTAGCTAGTAATATAGTAAATACTTTTTTAGAAATGCCACGTGGTTCTTCAAACGCATCTCAAAACACAATTAGAAAAGCAGTTTATAAAGCTGCCATGAATGATATTACTAATGAATTAGGAAATACAGAAACTACTTTCGAAAATTTTAAAAATCAAATTAGACAAAAAATTAATAATGATTTTAAATTAAAAGGTAAAGGCATAGAAATTGATGAATTAATTGGCGTGTCTACTTCTTTTAGAAATAAAACTGCTCCTTATGCAGTATTTACACAATTTGCAACTACAGAATTAAACCAAGGGATATTAAAAGATTATCAAAAAGTTGTGTCTAATTACACTGCTCAGTTAAAAGATGAAATAAATAAAAATTCTAAATTTGTTAATGGTAAATGGCAGCACTCTAAAAAAGCAAAAGACATTGTAAATAATTTTAACACAAACATTATTCCTAATTTAAAAAATGTAGATCAATTAAAAGGCACAAATGTCTCTCTTCCAGAATTAACATTAGGTTCTCCAACAGATAAAACTTTAGGAGGCACTAAAGGCAGATTAAATCAATTAGAAAATATGGGTTTAAATTTTAGAGAGTTTTATAGACAAGAAGGTTTTGGTTACAAAATGCCAGAAGGTGTTGCAACTCAAAAAGAAATTTTAGGTGATAAAAAAACACAAGCAAATCTTTTAAAAAAAATGGGTTTTAAATGTAAGTTTGCAGGATCAAATGGTGGAGCTGCAAAATGTGATGATCCAGCTTCTTATGTTGATGATATTAAAAAAACAAGATTAGAATTAAATTCAAGTGATGTTGCAGTTAGAGCTGCTGCAAATGCAAAATTAAATAAAGGTTTACAGGTTGCAAAAACATTACCAACGATAGGTAAATTTTTAAGACGTGTAGGTCAAGCAACAGTAGGTGGCGTATCAAAAGCTTTACAAGCAACAGGTTTAGGAACTCCTGTTGGTCTTGCAATTGAAGGAATGGTTGAAGGTGGTATTTATGATTATTACCGAGGACAAGGATATACTCATGATCAAGCATATCAGGAAACATTTTTTCCAGGAATCATAACTGGAAGAGAGGAAGGTGTACCATGGTACGGGGGCGCTGAATCATTATTGGAAAAAGAATTAGTTGGAGACCCACAACAAAATCCAAAAGTTTTACAATATCAACAAGCATTAAAAGATCAAGAACAAGTGTTTGATGCGTTTGGTAGAAAAGAACAAGGACTACAAGCATCAAGAAAAGATATTACAGATGCAGCTTCTGCTGATATTCAAGATTTAAACAGATCTGGAACAATAAGTAGAATTAATAGAATTATGAATCCTGAAAGTATGGCATCAAGAGCGTATCAAACAGCTGTTGAAACTCAAGCAGGTAGACAAGATCAAAGAGCTAGAGATTACAAAGCTGAAAATTATACACAAACAGAGCCAAGTGATTTTGCAGAACAAAAACTTCAAAAAGAAAGAAACGAAGCAATGTTACAAATGTTTCCACCTCCAACTGTAGAAACTATACAAGATACTTACAAACAGTACGGAATTGAGGATCGTTTAAAAAGTTTTACAGCACAAGATTACAAAGATGAAATGAAGCGTTTTGATGACTATCAAAAACAAAGTTATTTTGCAGATAATTTTAGATTAGAAAAAGCAGGCGGTGGTATTGCTAAAATGGCTGGTGTATCATCAGGCGTAGCACCAGTATCAGGACCAAATCCACAAGGGTTGCCAGCTCTGTTAAAACGTGTTAGGAATAGATAGGAGTATTAAATGGCAGAAATAGACAAAGGACTCCCGAACACTAGAAACAAAGAAGAGATTCCTTCAGAAGAGGAATTACGAGATGTTGCTGTTCAGGAACCAGTAGAAGAAAAAGGACCAATCGAGGTTATACCAGAAGAAGATGGCGGCGTAACTTTAGATTACGAACCAGGTGCAATCAATGTACCAGGAACAGAATCACATTTTGATAACTTAGCAGAACTTTTACCTGATGATGTTTTAGAGCCAATCGGAAACGAAATGACTCAAAATTACATGGATTACAAAACTTCAAGAAAAGAATGGGAGCAATCTTATATTACAGGTTTAGATCTTTTAGGTTTTAAATACGAAAATAGAACAGAACCTTTTCAAGGAGCTAGTGGTGCAACTCACCCAGTTCTTGCAGAAGCAGTCACACAATTTCAAGCACAAGCTTACAAAGAATTATTACCAGCAGATGGTCCTGTAAGAACACAGGTTATAGGTGTTAAGAATCCTGCAACAGAACAGCAGGCAACACGTGTTAAAGATTTTATGAATTATTTAATTATGGATCAGATGAAAGAATATGAATCAGAGTTTGATTCTATGTTATTTCACTTACCATTAGCAGGATCAACTTTTAAAAAAATATACTACGATGTCCCAATGGGAAGAGCAGTATCAAAGTTTGTACCTGCAGATGAATTAATTGTCCCGTATACGGCTACCTCATTAGACGATGCGGAGGCAGTTATTCACAAGGTAAAAATTTCTGAGAATGAATTAAGAAAACAACAAGTTAATGGTTTTTACAGAGACATAGAGTTAGGTCCACCAGGCACGGACACAAACAATGAACTTGATAAAAAAGAACGTGAGTTAGATGGTACAAAGAAAACAGGTAAGAACGAACCAGTTTATACTTTGTTAGAGTGTCATGTAAATTTAGACTTAGAAGGTTTTGAAGAAGTTGACTCAACAGGTGAGCCAACTGGAATAAAATTGCCCTACATAGTAACTGTAGAAGAAGGCAATAGGAAAGTTCTTTCTATTAGAAGGAACTATGCGCCCGATGATCTAAAGAAAAGTAAGATCCAATACTTTGTCCACTTTAAATTTCTGCCAG